CGCCTACGTTTTGTGAGTCACCGTACATGTAACGTGGAATTGCTGTGACTTCATCTGCTGCGCCCATAAAGAATTGAATCATTCCCATGAACTCAGTTGTATATGAAGGCAAGCTGTATACACGAATGGCCTGTGCCTGTGCATCGGCTCCCTGTCCGTCCCGTAGGAAGACTCTGAATGGAAACAAGTCTTTTGGGTCCTCAGTCGGCTCCAGAAGGTCCATATTGGCTTCAATGATCGGACCCGCTGAGATAGCTGCATTATCAAGCATCGCACGTACAGAGGCATTAAAGAGGCTCTGAGCGTCCCGCATGATTGATGGTATGCCTTCTCCCCATATACTGGTATCGTCTTTATCGTAGTAATAAAAATGGTATGGAAGGTTTACACCTTCGACCGGGGAAACGTTTGCCTTAATAACAAGGTCACCAAGTATCCAAACGTTTGCGGCGATCTCCATGCCCAACTCATCAGGCACTATCATGCCAGCAGTTCGTAGTTCATCTGCATTTAGGAATCCCCAAAACTCTTTGAGTTCATATTTACCCTTGCGAGAAATGTGAGCGGGGCCTGACGACTCATGTTGATGAATCGTTGTTTCAAGAACAGTCGCATCATTCAATGATCTTAAATCGTTCTCAAAAGGTTTGGTTTCTGCGTCACCCATCGGAAATTGTGCAAGATAGGCCAGTATCGCTTCTCCATTAAAGTCAGGTCGTTTGGCCAGTTCAAAAACCTTGTGTCGGTTCATGACATACCGCTGAAAGACACCCCTCATATCGTCTGGATGCTTTGCTGACATATCGGGATAAACGTCCCATACAGATACATTCTCACAGTAAGGGGCCAGCTTCGCTAATTCGATTGTAACCCATTCGCCGGTTTCCTTATTTGGCAACCATCGTTTGGATACTGTGGTCTTGGCCAGAGGGCCTTTTAGAATGCCAGTACCATATAAGTTACCATCAAAAATGGTCTGACGGATAATCCAACGATATTTTAGAGCATTCAACTGGTCGGCCATTTCCTTTTCCATATTGTCGCTGCGCTTTGTGGCCTCTTCATTTATGAACTTTCGGATCATATCTTCTGTGGGCTTTTCGCCAGTGGCTTCCTGATACTGCAATGTAATCTGCTCAATAATCTCAGGTACCAACTCAGGAATCGGAGAAGGATTAATACTCCAGTTCTTTGTGCCGTTAGCCGGGAAGAGTAAATCAGTTTCACGGGCTGCAACCGTCTTGGTCTTCGTCCGTGTTAAGCTCAAGAATGCTTTAGACCGCTTTGGGTGTAACCGGGCCAGCACTTCGGGATCATACTCTCCACGATATTGGCGTAGGTCCTTAATCCAGCGCTCTTCCGTTAGCTTCCTGTCTGTTTCATACTCTGTAAACATCTTTTCCAGACTATCACCTAATGGGCTTTTAAACTTGGAAAGCTCTGCAATGGTTTCAATCGGTGTACCCGCTTCTTGCTGATCGAAGGCGGTATCAAATTCGGTTTTAGGGTCTGCCATAGTATCCTCTTAATATCCAGCTGCGCTATCTGCTGGCACATTAGTTTTGGTTGAATTAATTATGACCCGTGCCTTGCGGCGCTTGGCCGATCTCCCTCCAGTTAGCTCCATGACTGCATACTGCAACGCATCATGAATATGCGAATAAATGTTCTTGTCGGGCTTATCTTGAAACTTTGGATCGCTGTTGCCAGCATTAATCGCTGTTCGCTTCTTTTCAAAGTGATATTCTGATATAAAACCTTTTCTCAACATCGTACAATTTTGATCAAGTAGCAAACCACCTACTTTTCGAAGCGTGTAGACAACTGACTCTTTTCGCTTTTCCCAAACGTTTGTCAGGCCTGTGCGAAACGGCATCCCGCAACCATATGGTGGGCGACCACCAATTACCTCTGTGGCGGCTCTGGCATAGTTCTGTGACCTCTGAGTGGCCGCAGGATCAACGATAATCGTATAGTTGAAGTCAGAGTACTTGTTTATGAGGGCTGGCTTTAAATAATCATTACAGAACTTATGGATTGAACAGTCCTCAGTTGCAATCTCTTCCAGTACAATGATCTGGCCCGTTGGAGTTAGCTGACATATTGCAGCCGCTGGAGTTAACCCACAATCCATTCCTATGATTAGTGGTACACCTTTTAACGGCTTCAGCGGCAATTGTGAATAATTCAGTGTATCGTTATACTCTGGATACACGGGCCGACCTGACTGCATTAAGCCATAGTTATTGAGAATCATAACATTGACCCAATCAGGTCTTGCCCCGTACACCTGATCTTGATAATAATCATCAGGGACGTTTTGAATATTGTCAGCACTCAAATTAATAATGTAGTTATTTCCTTCTACATCAATAATTGGCTCATCTGCGTCAATCCTTGGATCGTTGTTGTCAACCAGAAGCAGAGCGGAAGGCTGATGATAAAAGCCATGTTTCGGAGGTTGCTCTTCTTCTGCGATCTTATAGAGCCAATGGGCTGTGTCCACGGAGTTATAATCACAAATAATAAAAGGATCAACAGGTCGAACGGTTGCGTCACCCGGCTCTTGTGGGAAACGATTGATACGAGATTTAGACATCTGATGAATGCCCCGTGGTATCTCAGCACACTCATTTATATGCATTCCGGTAAGCTCTAATGACTGCAATTTGTTAATGTCTTCTTCCCTATCAAGGGCGATAAACACCAATTCGATATCGATCATTGATTCACCATCTGGATGCGGAAAGCGTAGCTCCCCACGGATGGGCGTATCATATACGATATTGACCATTCCTTTAAACCAGTTCTTCCATGACTTAATAACAGTCGATTTCAGGGCTGGGTAACTCGCTCTGATTATCGCATATCTGCTGAATCGTGTATTGCCATACCAGACCTTTTGCTTCATCGCATTCAGAACAATGTGCCAGATGCAACCGGAGGATTTACCGGAGCCAACTGGCCCTCTGCAAAAGAGATATTTGCGGGGGTCTGCATGTATCTGACCAAAGGTCGGTATTACTTTATAATTTAATTCCATCTAACTTCTCCCTCCAACGATTCGTACTTCTCTTCCTGCTTCCATTAACTCTGGTTCCTCGTCACGCCTCTTTCCAATACAGTCATATTCAAATTCATTCTCTGTATTGCGCCAGCATATAGCTATGCATCTCCCGTATGGAGTGCATGATGCGAAGGCGCAATGCTCCGCTCTCATTATTCTACCGTTACTTTGTAGAAATAATAAGGGTGGACCGCACCGTTGTTTAGCGTAATTTCAAACACCAGAGTATAGTTTGCAATGTATTCATCACCGGGATAATCGAAATATACCGATACAACATAAACGCCTGTTACCGCTGTTAGAATCCCATCAATTAGCGCTGATACCTCTGTTTCGTTATCAAGATCAGCACCCGGCTTTACCTTGCCTTGAAAGGCCCGGCAGTTGACGGACGCAACAGTGGTGTCCAATGGGATCGCTTCCTCAAAGTCAAAGGTATGCGGCCCAAAGTCAGAGGAGTTGTAGCGAACCCGAATGGTTCTTGCTTCAAAGTCCATCTGTGACATATCTTACCTCCCTGTTGGCTTATACGCCGTCATCAGCTGATCCGATAGTGTAGGTCACTTCCAGAGTATCGTCATCATTGACTGCTTTGGCATTAGTAAATTGTGCGGCGCAGAACATAACTGCTCCACCCTGTGCTTGATCATCTTTGGTTGCGAAGGAACAAAGAAATGCACCATAGATCGTTTTGGTAGCATCCATTGTGAAGACCGCTCTGTTAGCAGAGTTGGTAATCGACTCGCTGCCAGCAGCTGCTTCTACATACTCCGGTCGAGTGCCTTCATCATACGCAACACTCTCTGTGAAGCCGGGAACTGCATAATCATCGCCAGCGGCGACCGCATGATCATCCTCAAATAGTCCAATGTACCATGTTGCAAAAGCTGAAACATTGTGAAAGAGTACGTCTAATGCGTGGTTAAGGCCTTCATCAACTACAAGATTCTCTGTTTCGTTGTGCCACTTGTGATTGCCATGCTTATCATAACAATCCATAATAAAGCGACCACCTAATCTAAATCCGTTTTTCATTTTAAACCTCCGTGTTAAAATCTTTGGGTTGCGCCTTGAAGTCAAACGGTTTTGACAGTGCTTTAAAGTCCGTTTCCTGCGGGTGTATATTGATTGCTATAGGAATCGAAAGGTCAAAAGCGTCTGTTGCAAACTGTTTCTTGAAGGCTGTAAAGTTAGTTATTTTAGCCAGAGCTTTGAAGGTGTAATCAAGGCCCTTCGGCTGTACATCAATTTCGTCCTTATCATAAGGCCGTATCCAAATTGTGGAGTCGCCAAATCTAATACCTTGACTCAGCTGTTCCATCCATGCTACCTGTTGATATTCGTTAAATACAAAGGTGTCATTTACTTCAACACCATAGTCTACTCTAACCAGCGCAGTGTCATTGAAGACAATTGCGTCTGAGCAAAAGCCCTGCATTGCGTGGCGGCCAATAACTTCATCCTCTGAGAAGACAATTCCGTCTGAACTGGTTGCCTTAAAGTCGGCTCTAAAGAATGAATCCTTTATCGGATCACAAAGTGTATGACCTACAACCTCTCCTAAAACAGTAGGATACAGGCCGTAACCCGTGTTGAATCCCATTGCAGGATACATATACCGATATCTATTTGCGTTATCCGATGTGATTGTTGCTTCCATCGGTATTCCACTGGAGTAGGCGTTTCGCAAGGTGGTAAAGGTATCGTCTGTATAAACGCCGACTGTGATATCGTAACCAATTCTTTCAAGCCTGACAAAGCAATTTAGTCCCTGTGCATCGGAACGCCATGCAGATAAGGCAAGATTTGCGCCGCCGGGAACTGTTGCTCTAATATAGTAATGGTGCCAATTTCCATCTACATAAATTCTAATTTTATCTGGTCCGATGTTAGCAGTCGAACCCAAAACACTTGCTACGGTAAACATCAAAAACCCGCCGCCGAAGTCAGATAGTTGCGTAAGTTCGGATATTATATCGCACCTAAAGTCACCAAAGTAACCGGCTCCAAAGTCCTTATAGATATAGTCATAGTTGGCTCGTCTGACAGCATCCCCTCCACTGTCACGCCGTAAACCTATCACTTGCGGTCCTTCAATTAGAATGTCACCTCTGTCATCAAGTGCATCAGGTACCAAGGTGTAGGTTGTATAGTCTTGAAGCTCACAATTTCTCCAGCCTGTGGTTCTCATATCACTAAAGACAATTGTGTCAGCGGCAAGGATTGTCCGATAGTGAGCTAACGGGTCACCTGAGCTATCCCCAAATTTCAGACCGTCTGAGAGGCTCTCTACGGCGATACCTATTGTGGTATCGTCAAATACTATGCCCTCTATGAGAATGGCCGTGTGATCCATTCTGACAGACGTAGCGTCACTAAACTCAATTCCGACCGTCAGTATTTCAGTGGCGGCTGCGGCGGTTTGGTCACTAAACTTGATACCATCGGCGGCCACCGGCAAATATGTCATTAATGCTTCGAGAGTGTCACTTAACTTG